AGTTGGGGTTATTCTAAAGTGTCATTTTCAATTCTCACGGCATCAACTTGACTTTCCAATTCAGCTCGTGAAAATTCATCGTCAAATTCGATTTCCATCGAATGACTAAAAGGTTCTATTGCTTCGCCCCCTAGATTCAGATTTGCTGAAAAGGGCGAGCTAGGGTGTAGGGGTGTAATTCCCATTAGCGGTCGTGTACCACGCATCCCCAATTTCGGCAATAGCTGGTTCGGCATCTTTTTTGATGTCTAGCTTGTAGTCAATTTTGTTGTCTTTTGTCCGTGGCATTGCCTTAGCGGATAAAGTCGGAGTTTGGAATTCCAAGTTTTCTCCAGCTGTTTTGAATTCTTCTGAGTACGGTTGGAATTTGGTCACGTAGATAATACGTTTTTGGCATCCACCGCCACCTTTTTCAGAGATTGGCATTTCAAACATTACTGCCCATAGTGGGGATTCGTCATTTGCTCCTGCTGAAACTCCACCGTTTTCATCCGTATCACGACCCAAAAGCTTTGCTTCATTTTCAGCTGTGATTTGGCTGATATTGAAGCTTAAATCGTAACCTGTCAATCGGTTTGCTTGTTCATCCACCACGTCATCCGCATAGAGAGTGGCTTCCGCAACTTTTGGTGTCATTGAAATTTGAATCGTGCTTGCCAATTTGAATGGTTTGCCTAGTTTGAATTCTGTTGCGGTATCTTTTAATACTTTCGCAACGTGTAGATTTTTTACACCAATTAATGCCATTGTGTTTTCCTCCTAATAGTCGTATAGTTCTTTTCCATATTGGATGGTTCTTGTTAATGTGTTGCTTCGTTCATCAATCCTGACAGGAACTTGTCTCATGCGGAAATATCCATTTTGTTCCATGGCTTCATGAATGGGACCAAGTACATTGTTGTGTGTGCCTTCTTTTGATGTGATGCGGATTTCCACCGCATAGAATGAAGCCAATTCTTGATTGTCCCCAAACTTTGTAGGGAAATTTTCCACTTCCCAAACAGTGATTGCTGGTAAAGTGTCCGCATTGATGTGGCGATAGGCTGAAATAGCTGGTAATGTTCCATCTTTTCCACACCATTCAACCACCTCAGGTAGAGACAATAGGAGTTCTACGATTTTCTTCGTTTCATTTGCAATCATGTTTTCCCTCCTAAATCCCTAGTTGATTGGTATATTCTTCCCACATCTTATTCATTGCATTCTCGTGTTCTCTTTCAAACACTTTATCTGATACAGGGTCACTCGGAACATTATAGTGACGATTGGGTGCTTCTAAAAAATGTTCTCGCCATGAAGCGTGCGTTTGCCCTGTTGTTACACCAGCATTGATTTTCCTAACAGAACCCGTTCCATAGATACGCGTCAAACTTAAGTCATCTCGCAAGTGCACATTGTCATAACGTTTCCCCCATGTTCTAGGAGATGTCACTCCACTCACGTGACCACCATAGCTTCCAATCAGTTCCGTTCGGATATGTTTTCCAGCTACAGTTAGTGCTTGACTGCGGGCTTTGTCTGATTGCTTTTGGAATTCTTCGACATCTTTGATGACTTTTTCCAAATTAACAACTCTAATTCCGCCCCCCACTTTCAAACACCTCCCCGATGACTGTGAGTTCTTTGAAATCACCTGCTTCATCACCACAGGCAATCACTCCATATCTTCTGCCTTCGTAATCAAACAACATGGTGTTGTCGATTGCTCTGGTAAACCGAAGAATCAGCTTCACTTGTTTTTTTGCCAATTTGGCATCTCTTTCAACTGGTTCGCCTTGACCATATAAAGCAACTTCATCCATTCCCGCACACCATCTAGGCTCGCCAGCTGGAATGTAGTTCGGGATTTGTTGGCCATTGTCGTCTAGCGTATATGGGTTGTCTTTGTCTTGTTTGAAGAATTGGACCCGTTTCTTCATTTTCTTAACGCGTACCGCTCTATTCTTTTTCATTTTCCTTCAACTCCTTGGAGTATCTCAAAGAATTAATCATCCCAACAGGCAAGCGGGCGAGACGGTCAAACGAGTATTGCCCGTCTCTATCTTCTAAGAAGATACCCGTGATTAAGGAGATAGCCGCTAGGTAAAGCGGATTTCCTTCATCATCTGCACCTGCTGCGATAAGGTACTGTTTTGCTGCATGATATTTGTCGGTAATTAGCTGACGGTCTTCCTCGTCGTAGCGAAATTCTTTCAGGAGATTGTCGATGATTCTATTTTCGTCAATCGTCTTTTCTTTGCCTTTTCGTCTAACCATAATGTTCCACCGCCAGACTCAAGAGAGTTGCTTTGAGTGCAGTTGGTTCATAAGGAATGTCGTAATAGACTAAGTAAGTCTTCAATTGAGCAACCGTCCAGCTATTATCTGGCTCTCCCACTGGAAATGGGAGCGGGTTAGGGCGTATCGAATTCAATCATGAAGCCTGCTTTTTCATCAGCCTTAGCCACACCCACACGAATTGCTGCTTGTAGATATTGACCATAAATGTCATTATCTACCCAACGAACAGAGTGTTTTTTACGGTCTGGGAAGATAACTGCACGTTCCAAGTCTCCAAAGAATGCTTTGCCTTCCCCAAACTCTTCATCTGAAACTACCACAACTGGATAACCTAACAAGACTTTTCCAGAAGGAGAAGTGATGGAATCTTGAAGCAAGTAACGTCCTTGAGAGTCTTTCAGCGTATCTACAGTGTTGTAGAAAGTTTGGCTTGCGACAAATGTGCGTGCGTATGCTGGGTCTAATTCCACATTTTTTAGTCGTTTCAAGTCATCTAGGCCTTCGATAGTTTGTACATCAAAAGTAGATAACACATCAAAGATTAGGTGGTTCTTTGTGTTTAATTCAATGCGTTTGATGTGTTTTTCGACTAAAGCAACAACATCAATTTCTGAATCATCAATAGCTTCTTGAGAAATCGGGATAGCTCCACGGTAAGTATTTACTTCCCAGCTGACTTCATCAAAAGTTGGTTTTGCCAATTCAGGGTTCTTTTCCAATTCCGCAACTGAAATCATACGTGCATTGGTGTTTTTTAGAATTGGGTATTTCCCGCTTGCATTGCTTACAGGGAATACATCTACTAAAGTTGACAGGTCTGTTACCGTGTGAACTTCATCGCGCGGAACATAAGAAACATCCTCCTTGATTGTTGCCGTGATATTTTCTTTCTTCAAACCTTCGATATCTCGCAAGAGATAACCTTCGCCTTTTGCTTCCGCTTTTAGACCTTCCTTTATTGCGCCTTTTGAGCGAATGTAGTTGCTGATAGCATCATGATAAGTAGGTTCTTTTGGTTCTGTGTCCAATGGGTTAGCTGCAGGTGGTAGAGAGAATGCTTGTCGTGCTTCTAGCAATGTATCTAGTTCAGAACGAACCGATTTCACTTCATCCAGAATCGTTCGCATCTCTTCAACGTTGCCGCCTTCTTTTGCCGCTTGAAATTTCATTTCCAACTCTTTAAGCAGTTTGCGCAGTTCGCGTTCTTTATTCATATTGTATTTCCTCCATTTTTTATATTCATCAACCAAAATATAGTTGAGCTTCCAAATCCAGTTGTTCTAATTCTTTTTCTTTGTCAACCGAAGGCTCAATGGCTTCTTTTGACCGTTTAAACAATTCCAAGGTGCGTTTTCCAACCACTACTTCTGTATCTTCATAAGCAGGAGTGGTAACGACTGACACATCGTAGAGTTTTTCGATTTTCTTTACAATTCGCTCATGGATGTCCTCTTCCTTGTTATAGGTAATTTCTTGTGCATTTTCGTCATCATAGTTCAAGCTGAAAGCAAAAGAACATTGATTGATAATGCCTAAGCGGATATTTTCCAACAAATCTTGAGTATAGGATGTCTTGCTTGGGTTGATTCTGAATTTCAATCCGATATTATCAATCTCCAAATCAAGATTGATTTTGTTTCTACCAAGAACTTTGTTGTTGTCGTGATTGAATAGAGCAACCACGTTGTCGAAATCTGTTTCATCCAAGCAGTTAGGATCTAATTTCTCACGAAATTTAGTAAAAAAACCTAATTCTTGTGACCATTTGTTAAACTTTAAGGCATAGCCTTCAATGACAGGTTCTTTCGTTGTTTGGTCTTCACGGTTTTCTATTAGTGAAAACTCAGTGGCAATCTGTCGTTTTTCAATTTCAATTCCCATCTTTTTCTCCTTTCTGTGTTTGATTTAATCCAGCCTTTCCAGCCTGATAGGCTTTCATCATACTTGCTGGCGTGACATTTAAGGTAATCAATGGCTCTTTCGACCATTCAGCTTCAAATGGTGGCATTTCATCGTCTGCTCGAACTTCATCAATGGTTCGCTGACCTGATTCGACATGCATACGATGAACTTCTGCCCGAGTTTTCGAATCGCCCCGCAATTCGCTATCAATATTGAATTTCACATAGAATTCTTCATCCTGTTCTTTTTCAGTAAACAGCTTGGTGTTCATTTCTACTTCAATCCGTGTCAGCCAAGGTTGAAGCGTGCCTTTTACATACTCAAGTGCCTGGTGTTCAATATTGGCATAAGTCGCACGAGATAACTCATTGATTTTGTGCATGGGAACTTTATAAAGTGCGGCGATTTTCTGTAGATTGAACTTTTGACTTTCAATAAACTGCATATCTGTTTGGGAGATGCCGATTTGTTGATAGTCAAGACCACTGTCAATGACCGCAACCGCTTCTTTGGAATTTGCCCGTTTCCATTCCTGACGAACGGCATCCTTTGCTTCTTTGCTGATTTGCCCAGAAACTTTCAAGATGGAATTTGGGGTTCCTGCATTTTGCATGAAGTTGTTGTTAAAACTAACGGCTAAGTCATTGCCTTGGATTCGTTCGGCCAATACAGCAATTGGACTAATCCCCCTAATTCCGTCACGAGTAAACCCTTTGATGTGAAGAATTTCATCCGCTAAGAAGGTTCTTGTTTTGCCACGTACTTCTCCTTGATAAAACAATTCGCCTTTTTCTATGACAGGTTGGAAATTTGCAGATAAGGGAATCAGCTCTTTCACATCTCCTTTTTCATCAATACTAATGAGTGAGTAGTGATTTCCTGATAGTAACACGTCTATCATCATGAGTTTTGTGTAATCAGAGATATTCATGTAGCGATTTGGACGAGTTCGTAACAATTTAACCAATGGGTGAGCAGAACGATTGAGTTTTTCAATCTTTCCTTCTGTTTTCTGATAAACCTTCAACGGGAGTTTGGCTACGTCATCCGATAGAACATTAACCACGCTGTACACATCATCGAATAGGTGGGCATTGTTTTTTGTGACAGCTCTTTTGGTTATCGGCTCCAGCAGCGTTTTCAAAAATGGATACCATCCATTTGATGGGTCTTCTGGTGGCAAGCGTGCACCAGTGAATAATTCATCCAGTATCATCTTCTATTCATTCTCCTTAAAATCATTCCAATTTTTGTTCCAATCATCACCGACACGATTCCGATAGAAGCCATGCCCAATAATTGGTTAAATAGGTAAATAGCTAATACAATCAGAGCTAGACCAGCCAAAATCAAAATATCTGGTATCAGATTAATAAGTAGCCTTGCTAAATTCCTTTTATTCATTCAATTCTCCTA